GTGGGAACTGCGTGCAGTTGACCCGCTAGCCCTTACGGTGCGCGCGTTTCGCGACGTACAAATTGCGCTGCGAACGGGTGGCCGCGCCTGCCGCGCTTCCCAGCGCACCGAAACTGTGGTTGACGTCGTTACGATCGGCGCGCCGATTCCTCCCCGGTGGCGTCGATCTCTCTCTCTCTCTCCCTGCCGAGCTGCCACGCGCAGCTCGGCTCTTTTTTAGGTGGTCACTATGGCTGGCAAGTTGTCGCAGAAGAAGATGGCAGGCGTCTGCGATGAGCTGGCCAAGGGGAAGTCGTTGCGCAGCATCTGTGAAGGCAACGACGCTATGCCGGCATGGTCGACGGTCTTGCAAGCCGTGCAGCGATCTGAGGCGCTGTATGAAATGTACAGCCGCGCACGCGCGATCGGCGCTGAAGTGCTTGCCGATGAAATGCATGATCTAGCGGCCAGCCCGCTGCCAGCCAATGCCGACCCGCGTCTGGCCAATGCCGAGGTGCAGCGTCGACGCGTCGAGATTGATACGAAGAAGTGGACGTTCTCTAAGATGCAGCCGAGAGGCGTGCGGCATCAAAAGGCTGACGTCGAGCAGGACACCGGCCCGGTCGTGTTCGTCTGGGGTGGCGGCAGTGACGTCCCGGTCAGCGACGACGGCGAGCGGCGCACGGCCGACGTGGTCCAGCTGGTGGGTGAAGAGGACGCGTAACCGGCACGCCGGCGGCGGGCGTAGCAGTACGCGCGCGATCTTGAATTAGAATAATTTTAAGGCCCGGCTGGGCCGTGGCGCGGACTGCGTGCAACCGGTCTGCAACGCGCGGGCGGCAAGTCGTTGCCCTGCCCGGCCTGACCGTAAGGTTGTTAGCCTGACTGAACCCGGTTTTCCTGACGCGACCCCCCGCCCCCCAAGAGATCGGGGCGCTGCCCGTAGACGTATTACACGTCCAAAACTGAGGCTCATCGTCTTCCCCGGCGTCAACCGCCGGCCGTGTACGACGCAACCCGGTGGCAGGAGCTGGCACAAATATGGATAAGTTGACAGAGCACCACCTGCGCAATCTCGCCGCGGGCAACGAGGTCCGCAACGAGGACGGGTCGGTATCAACTGTTCGGACCATGCAGTTTGACCTGGCTGATGGGCGGTCGATCGTCATACCCTCTGTATGGGACGGGGAAATAATTGAGGACGGCCACGCCGCGCTGGCGCGCGCGCGGAAGGCAGGCGTATATGAAATCTTCGACACGCGCGCCGCGGCGGAAGCCTTCGACAAAAAGATACACAACGACAACAGTGTGCTAGGCGGTCGCATGGTGCCTATGAGCGCAGAAAAGGCTGCGGCGCTGTTGAGATCAATTCAATCACGCAGCGTAATGCGCCGCGCTGGCACCGGCGCTCATAACTAACCCGCCGTTCGGACATATACGCCGCTTTATTGACCACGCCTTTTCGATCGGCGCAAAACTGAGGCTCGCCGTGTCGAAGCGCCGCCGGCCACGTCGTCGCAATCCGATGGCCCGCACCCTGGCGGATCGCGGCTACCGTCAGCGCGTCGTGCCGAGCGCCAAGCTGTACAAACGCAAGCCGAAGGTGGCACGCCATGATCCAGACCCTGGTTGACCTGGACGAGTTGGGCCACGACGCCGGCTTCTGGTATCTCGCCTCGCCGTACAGCGGCTACACGCCGCGCGTTCACATGGACACGCCGGCTCGCCTGGCGCAGGCGTTTGGGATTGTCGCCGCGGCTGCTGGCTGGCTTATCGGCCAGCGCGTGCCGGTGTTCTCGCCGATCGCACACTCGCACGCCATTGCCGAGGCGTGCAGCCTCGACCCGCTGTCACTTGACGTTTGGCTGCCGGTCGACGAACCGTTTATGACCGCGGCCACCGGGCTGCTGGTACTGGAGCTGCCGGGTTGGCGGCATTCTGCAGGAGTGAAGGCTGAAATGACGCACTTCCAGATGGAGGGAAAGCCCGCCTGGCTGCTGCCCTGGCCGTCGAACTGCGGCGGCCGCTGATGCCGAGCATTCTGAGGAGCCAGGAGTGGCCGGAGTTTGATCCCGACGGCAGCGGCTATGACGATCGGACTGCGCGTGCCGCAGGCATGACGCCGCACGCTAGCCCCGGGCCAAACAAAGGCCATATGGGCAGCGTTGTCCACTCGACGGCGGGAGAGCGCGCGCGTCTGGGCCTGCCGATGGATAGTTATTTAATCCTCAAGGGCCGTAAGCACAGGAGCTTCCCCGAACACGTCGCTGGAGAGGCGGCTCGTGGATATCGCGTGATCAAGCGCGGCGGTCGATACTGGTCAGTGCGCTATGGGCTGTCCGGTGGTGGCCCTGCCGAGTTGTATCGCTAGTGTGGCTCGGGGCGTTCCGCTGATGCATTACCACGCCTATTCGGTGCCGGAAGACGACGGCGTCACGCTGTACGTTCAGCTCAAGGGCTTTGCCACGGCGGCCGCAGCAGCGGACTTCCTGCGTGAGCTGATGGAGCCGTTCGAGGACGACGCTGACGGCGGGGTCGCGCATTGACCACAAAGATCGAGATCGACTATATGCCGCGGCCCTTGCAGGCCAAGCTGCACCAGATGCTCGACAAGAACAGGTTTAATGTACTGGTCTGCCACCGTCGGTTCGGCAAGACGGTCTGCGCAGTCAACCACCTGATCAAGCGCGCCATCGAGGAGACCAAGCCCAGCCCGCGGCTGCACTACATCAGTCCGACCTACCGCCAGAGCAAGCTAGTGACGTGGGACTACCTCCGCTCGTTCACCAGCGCCATCCCCGGCACGAAGTACCATGAGACCGAGCTGCGCTGCGACCTGCCCAACGGCGCGCGAATTACGCTGCTGGGATCGGAAAACCTTGCCGGCCTGCGCGGCATTTACAGCGACTTTTGTGTCATCGACGAAGTGGCGAACTGCCCAGAAAGCCTGTTTCCAGAGATAATCAGGCCAAGTTTGAGCGACCGCAAGGGCGGCGCGTGCTTTATCGGCACGCCACAGGGCCACAACTACTTTCACGACCTCTGGGAGGCCGCTGCCAGCACCAAGGGCTGGGCGCGGGCAATGTACAAGGCTAGCGAGACCGGCATTGTCGACGACGACGAGCTGGAGGCGGCCCGCGCGACCATGACCGCCGATCAGTACAACCAGGAATTTGAATGCTCCTGGGTGGCGAACGTACCCGGCTCGGTGTTCGGCAAGGAGCTGCAGGACGCCGACGACGCCGGGCGGATCACGACCGTTCCATGCCTCGAAGACCACCGCGTCGATACCTATTGGGACTTAGGGATGCACGACTACACCGCGATCTGGTTCGTGCAGAACGTCGGCCGCGGCACCGTGCATATTGTCGACTTCTACCAGAACCAGGGCGAAGGGCTGCCGCACTACGCCCGCGTCCTCGACGAAAAGGGCTATCTCTACGGCAGCCACTACGGGCCGCACGACCTGGAGGTGCGCGAGCTTGGCACCGGCAAGAGCCGGCGTGAGGCGGCGCACAATCTCGGCCTGACCTTCCGCGTCGTGCCGCGCCTGCCGGTCGAGGACGGCATCCACGCCGCGCGGCTGCTGATTCCGCGCTGCTACTTCGATCGCGACAATTGCCGCGAGGGCTTGGAAGCCCTGCGCCACTATCACCGTAAATACAATGAGCATACGAGGAAATTTCGCGACCAGCCGGTCCACGATTGGTCAAGCCACGCCGCCGATGCGTTTCGCACCGCCGCGGTCGGCCTTGAAGGCACACGCATGAGCACCGGCCGTGCGCCGCAACGTGACGCCGAGATGGCGTACAACCCCTACGAGTACGGAGCTGCATAATGGGTTTCTTTTCTGCACCGAGTCCGCCACCGCCACCGCCTGTGCCGCCGGTCCCGCCTGATCCGCCGATCAAGCCGAAGGACACTAAGGCCACCGAGCGCGTCGAGCGCACGCGGCGCAACAAGCGCGGCCTGCGTCAGGCCAACGTCACGGGTGGCCTGCTGACCACGGCGCCGACAACCAAGAAAACCTTGCTGGGCCAATAAATTGGACGATCCCCGCGCATCGGCGCTGCTGAAACGATACACCACGCTGCAGTCGCAGCGCAGTCACTGGGAATCGCACTGGCAGGAAATCGGCGACTACATCTGCCCGCGCAAGGCGGATATCACGAAGAAGCGTTCGGGCGGCGCCAAGCGCACCGAGCTGCTGTTCGACGGCACGGCGATCCACGCCGCCGAGCTGATGTCGGCCAGCCTGCACGGTATGTTGACCAACGCCGCCACACCGTGGTTCGACTTGCGCTACGAAAACAACGAGCTGAACGGTGACGACGAGGCCAAGGAGTGGCTGGAGGGCGCCACCGACGTCATGTACCAGCACCTGGCGCGGTCGAACTTCCAGGAGCAGATTCACGAGTTATATTCTGACCTCGTGACGTTCGGCACCGCGGTCATGTTCATCGAGAATGACGAGAACGACGGTTTCCGCTTCAGCACCCGGCACATTGCCGAGTGCTTCGTCTCGGAGAACGAGCAGGGGCGTGTCGACACGGTCTTCCGCAAGTACAAGACCACGGCACGCGCCGCCGTGCAGCAATTCGGGAAGGCAAAGGTCACACAGCGCATAGAGAAATTGGAAACTGATGACCCTTACGCCGAAATCGAACTGCTGCACATTGTCATGCCGCGCGAGGATCGCGATCGGCGCAAAAAGAACACGCGGAACAAACCGTTTGCCAGCCTACACATTGACCCCGACGAGAAGGCGGTGCTCGGCGAGAGTGGGTACGACGAGTTCCCCTATTGCGTGCCGCGGTTTCTGAAAGCCTCGTTCGAGATCGGCTACGGGCGGTCGCCGGCAATGACGGCGCTGCCTGACACGAAAATGGTCAACAAAATGTCCGAGGTGGTCATTCGCGCGGCGCAGTTACAGATTCACCCCCCGCTGATGGTGCCTGACGACGGCTTTATGCTGCCGGTGCGCACCACGCCGGGCGGTCTGAACTTCTACCGTTCGGGAACGCGCGACCGCATCGAACCGCTGAACATCGGCGCCAACAACCCGCTCGGCGAGGTGCAGCTCGAACAGCGACGCACGGCCATCCGCGCCGCGTTCTACGTCGACCAGTTGATCCTGGGCCAGGGGCCGCAGATGACGGCGACGGAAGTCATCCAGCGCACCGAGGAAAAGATGCGGCTGCTCGGCCCGGTTCTCGGACGCCTTCAGGCCGAGCTGCTTCAGCCGCTCATCGGCCGTTGTTTCGCCATCCTGGCCAGGCAGAAGGCGTTTGCCGCCGCGCCGGCCATGCTGAGCGAGGGCAACATCGACATCGAGTACGTCAGCCCGCTGGCGAAGGCGCAGCGCACCGGCGACGTGCAGGGAATCCTGCAAATGATCGAGTTCCTGATGCCGCTGATGCAGCTCGACCAGGGCGTGGCCGACTACCTCGACACCGACGGCCTTGCCAAGCATATCATCAAGGTAACCGGCACGCCGGCAGTGGTGGTGCGCGGCGATGGCGAGGTGGCTGGCATCCGCGCCAACCGGGCGCAGGCCATGCAGGCCGAGGCCGAAATGGCGGCTGCACAGCAGGTGGCGAGCGCGGCAGGCGACGCTGCGCCGGCACTGCGCGCGGTTGACGAGACCGAGCTGGGTCAGCAGATCGTTGAGGGTGTCGCATGACGCTAATAAAAAACAGGAGATATGCAAATGGCTGACAAAAAAACAGTAGTCCGCAAGGGCGAGCTTTCGCTGTTGCGCCGGTTTATGAAAAAACTTGACCCCGGCTCTGCGGTCAGGGAGGGCGAGCTTTCCGCGCCCGATCGAGCTACGTTGCGCCGGCTTATGAAGAAACTTGACCCCGGCTCAGTAGTCCGCGCGGGCGAATGATAAGCCTATACGAGCGCATTAGACGAGGCGCCGCATGACGCCGAAGGAACTGCGCCAGACCTACCGCGCGGTGCTGATGAGCGAGGACGGCGAGAAGGTGATCGACGACCTGAGCGCCAGGTTCGGGCTCCACACGTCCAGTTTCACGCCGAACTCGGACGAGACGGCTTTCCGAGAAGGCCAGCGCGATGTCGTGCTGTTTCTTCTCTCGATGACCAAGGATCAGAAACCAAAGGAGTGATAAAATATGTCTGACGAACAGGTAGCGGAAGCTCCGGCAGACGCCGGGGAAGCACCGTCTGGAGACACAGACTGGCGGGCAGAACTGTCGCCGGAACTTTCAACCGACCCATCGTTGCAGCATATCGGCAGCGTCGAGGCGATGGCGAAAAGCTACATCAACGCCCAGAAGATGGTCGGCGCCGAAAAGCTGGCGATCCCCGGCACCTGGGCCACTGACGAAGACTGGGACTTGGTCTACAACAAGCTGGGCCGGCCTGCCGCTGCCGGCGACTACGATCTGGGCGAGGCCGAGGGCGAGCTAACGGACTGGTTCCGCGATGCGGCGCATAAATCCGGCTTGTCGGACAAGCAGGCCGCGGCCCTCGCGACGGCATACGACGAGTTCGCCAACCAAGCCGGCGTCATGTCCGAAGAGGCGATGAAAACCGCTCGCGCCGAGGTCGAGACCGAGCTGCGCAAGGAGTATGGCGGCGATTTCGACAACAAGATGGCTCGCGCCAACGAACTGCTCAAGGAGTTCGAGGCGCCTGACCTGACCGAAATCAAGCTCGCCGACGGCACTCTGCTCGGCGACAGCCCCGACCTGGTACGCCTGATGGTCAACATCAGCGATTATGTCGCAGAGCAGATCAGCGAGGACGGCCTTGCCGGCCGCAATAGCCGGCCAGGCGTCACCGACGAAGACTTACAATCGCGCGTTTCCGAGATGACGGCGAAGAACTCGCCGTACTGGCAGAAAATGCACCCTGACCACGACCGCGTGGTCAACGAGGTGCTGCGGCTGCGGGAGCAGATCGCCGGATAGCGCGACGACCGAAAACCCGCGGACAAGCCCACGCGCCCCGCGGCGCAAGCCTGTGAGACGGGCCGATTAGCTGCCGTTAGCAGCAGTAGGCCGGTCGCAAGACCGATTACCCGCGCAACCGACCAATAACTGTAGGAGCATGAGTATGAGCACTCAAGTCACTACGGCGTTTGTGAACCAGTTTTCATCGAACGTCGCAATGCTCTCGCAGCAAATGGGAAGTTTGCTGCGAGGGGCCGTTGACAGCGAAAGCGTCACCGGCGAAAAGGCTTTCTTCGACCAAGTCGGAGAAGC